CTGAATGACGTTAATGTTCTGAGTGTCCTTAAGAACCTCTGACACATTGCTATCAAACGTTCGGCGCATAGAAGACAAGTCCATGTTGCGCTTGGCGTGTTCCTCGCTACCTTCAAACGTATCTATGCAGGTAATGCTGCCATCTGCGTTTAGACCGTTCTCTAGCATCCAGACAGTAGCCCTGCCTTCAAAGCAACCAATCTCTAGGAAGTTGTCTTTAACTGGCAGCAGATTCATGCAGTGCTGGAAGTTAGGAATGTTGTGGCTAAACCAATCTTGTGAGAACTTCATCATTCGCTCCGCAGCAGTTGGCCTTCAAATGTATACGTACCGACATGAGCTAGGTTAACCCACGGAGCAGCCCATACTTTGATACCGTTGTCACGGGCAATCTTGCAGAAATGGAAGTCTTCTGACAGTAGACGCTCAGTTTCGTCAATGCTGGTAGCAAAAAACTCTTTGATGTATTCAGACCCTAGCTGACCAGATAAGTCTTTAACGTCGTTGCGGTAGACCGGAACTTTGTCTGCCAGCTTCTCAAGCACTTCGCGCTTAATCAACATGAAGCCAGTACCGCCATTCCAGATTTCTACTGGCTCATTCATCGGCACAGTAACTTCACCGCCGTAGTCCACAAGGTTAACAACAAAGCTGCCCGTGTAATGCTTGAGGTCTGCATCACTAACACCAGCGTCGATAGCCTCACGGATGGAAGGCCAGTTAATTTCTTTCTTAGGGTATACGCCACAGATAATCTCCTTATCAGCTTTCATCATGTGAGCAATGTCAGCAGGGTTGAACTTAATATCTGCGTCGATAAACATGAGATGAGTAGCGTCAGACTTTAAGAAACCATGAGCCATAGCATTACGTGCTCTGGTAATCAGACTTTCGTTAAACATGAAGCTAACCATCGTGTCGATGCCTTGTCCTTTAAGGATAGGCACTGCTTGCAACAAAGACTGGGCATAGAAACCAGCACACATACCGCCGTAGCATGGTGTTGCAACAAAAATCTTAGACATGGTAATCCCCTATATAGTTAGTGGTGGGGCTGTACAGACCGTTGCCCCTTACGGCCTAACCTCGTTGCTGCTCTGCAACTTGTGCTGTACTCACTGAGGGTTCTCAAGATATGTCCTCTATTCTCTGGACATACCTACCTTTACTGTTCTTACGCCAACCATGCACTTCGATTCTTATACCCGCTTCTCTAACCAAAGCGAGTGTATCAGAAGCCATTATCTTTTTAATGCGGTCACTTACCCCTGCCGCTGTAACTTGTACGGCCAGCACTTCATCCCGCTTAATAGCCAGAATGTCGCACCAGCCCCACAAGTCTTTTCTCTGTTTTGTAAAGCTGTTGAACTTCTCAACGACTTCACAGTGGTAGCCCTGCTCACGCAGGTAAGCGAGGCTACGTTGGGTTGGAGATGTTTTCGCCATTAGATGCAGTGAATAAATTTGCCACGATACGGATTGGCAAATGGAATGTCGCTATCAACCACACCCGGCGTTACGTCTCGCGGATATGAGTTGTTAGTGGCGTTCTGTTGGTAACGCTGTAGCTTGTAGGTATCTACGCAAATGCTAATCAGCTCACCATAAGCAGACTGACGCTTCCATGCAGATATAGGAATTATCTGTCCGTTAAACATAATGTCCCCGTACATATCTGGAGACTTAGGGTTAGCCTTATTGTTGCTGGTAAACAATACGCCTTTACCTTCTTCGTGTTCACGTGCTTTTGCCATGTTCAATCCTTTATTAAATGGTATCGGGCATAGGTTGTTCTGCCCTCTGTAACGTCTTCGGTACGAATGTTGTACCCATCATCTCGCAGCTCTTTAATGAGCGCAGCAAGCCTCGTAGTACGCATGAAGTCAATAGCCTGAAGCTGAGTCAGGGATTGGCCTCGCTGTAGCCACTGCAACACTTGCTGCTTCTTTGTCAGGCTTGGTCTGCCGGACTCGGATAGTACGGAACCGATGGGTCTAAGGCTTTTTTTGGAAGCATATCCTCGACAGACACCTTGCACTTAGTAATGAAGACTGTCTTGTTCTCTGGCTTTAGCTTTTGAATCTGGTCTTCATTAACCTTACGGAGATGAACAATCTTCTCGTCCTTCTCTTTGTCGGTAAACTTGGTGCTATCCTTAATCTTATGGACTAGCTCTGCGTAGCCATCTATCCATTCGTCCTCTGTCTGGAAGGAATGGTAGGGTCTATCCATGCCGGGAACCATGAGCTTGTAGTCCCACGGAATGTCATCCTTGAGTGCTGCAACTTCTGGCGTACTAGGCGTAACGTTCTTTTCGACACGGGCGGCAGGAGTAGCAAAGTTCTCTGTTTCCTCGTCCGTATAAATCCCAGTGATACATCCGGGGAACACGGTTCTAACCCCCTCGGAAATAACACGACTGCGGAGCATTTGGCGCGGATAGTTGCGCCAGTTGTCCTTGCTTGTAAGGCCGATGCGCTGCGCCATTTCAAACGTCCACGAAATCTCTGCGTCCCCGCCTTGTGGGTGAGAGAAGATGCCGATAACTTCATCATCCTGTAGTTTCTTCCATTTGACAGAGCCACCGGCACGTTGAAACCGGCCTAGCATAGCGTCAGCCTTGAGAGCTGGACGGCCTTGAATAATGTGGAACTCTTGGATAGCCTTGGCAGGGTGCATACCTTCTGCCTGAGCCAACAGCATGAGAGCCACGGCCTGTTCTGTAGTCTTAACACCAAACAGATTCGACTTAGCAATAGCGCCAGCCATTTTCTCCATATCGGAGTAGGGTACTAAATCACTCATCATTCACCTCACTTGGTTAGGAATCGGCGTGAGCCGGATTGTTCTACTACAAACTGCTGGTACATCTCAGGCATAGCCTTCTGGAATAGCTTAGGGTCAAACCTCTGGCTAGCCTTTGCACTGCGCCACGTAGCTAGTACACGACCATCTACTGTGGTTAGTTCTGAATTATCACCCATATAGTTCATAAGTAACGTCTTCAGATAATCTTCTTTTGTCTCCATATCTTTAATCTGGCCTTGCAGCTCTTTCAGCATAGCGTAGGCTTGCTCCATCTGAACGCTTGCTACTACTGAGCTGCCATTGTCAGACTTGAATATGTCTCGTGCTTGGTCTGCTGTCTCTGCTGCCAGTGGTGTGTTGTTGGCAACATGACCCCAGAACACAGCCATAGTGGTTATCAGCTCCTCTTTTTGTGCCTCGCTAACATTAACTTCAAACGTGTGGAACTCTTGTCCACCGAATAAGACAGCGAGATACACGCGGTTGACACCATGAACAGTAGCCTCGTGGATACACTGAGCAAGGTCAGCAGCGGGAATCCTATTGCTGTCAGGGTCAAACTTGTTACGGACGGCAGCGTTGTAGTTTTTCGCCTCAACCAGAGTTTTTCCGTCTGCGGATATAAAGTCGAAATGTGAACGTAGCCACGATTCTTTGGGGTGAGTAAGCGCATAGTCTGCATCCATTAATTCGATACGCAGTTTATCTTGAGCCAGCTTTCCAATGATAGGCTGCATAACGTGACCCATCTGCACAGCTTCAACGTTAGATAAGTCAGCACGTTCCTTCATGCCAATCTTCTCTAGCACTGCTTCATTAGCTTTGCCATTAGCTGCTCTACGTGTATCGCCTGACCACCATGCGGCATTGCGTACTGCTGGTGCGAAATCGTCTCTATCATTAGCCATCACATCACCCCGTTATCTTTGGCGTACTCAGCGTTCCAGCCAGTATCCCAGTTAGTCACGCCTTGCGGCTCGTCTCGTTGCCATTCTTCTGGCTTGCCTTCTTCTACGTAATACTTGCCTTCAGCACCACACGCATCCTCACGCGTAGACTCTCGCTCTATAAAACAGAAGTTGTACGTGTATTCGCCGGTAACAAGGTTCAGCTCTTTTGTAGCGTCACACCTTGCGTACTCTTTGTCAGGCAGTCCTTTAGACGCTGGCTTAAAGTAGTAGCAGTTCTTGCAGATAAATTTCATGGTTTCCTCACTAGGTTAGGTTAGTAGGTACAACTGATTATAGACGGTTATATCCATTAGTCAAGACTTCATTACGTTATACGGTTCAGGCAGTATGTCATAAGGCTGATAGTCAGACAGAACCTTACGCAGCTTACGAAGCGCACGTTCCTCTATCTGCCGCACACGCTCTGAGCTAATCCCCATCTCATCACCAACTTCTTTGAGAGACATAGCCCTGACAATGTTGTAGGTAGCTCTAGGCTTCATTTCATGCTCCTTATGGCTTGCTCCGCAATGTCCAGCGCATCATTCCAGCCTTCGTCATAGCCAGACGATTTGCGGTCGTGCTTGTATAGGTCATCGCACACCTTCGCTACCTTCTCTAGCGTTTCAATGCGCATGGCTTCAACGGATGGCGGGGTGGTGTAAAAAGCCATACCAACAGGTAAGACCATTGCTCGATTCACCGGCTCTACAACAAAGCGTCCACCATAAGTTCCAGTCACATAAGCCACCGGCTCACCTGTATCGGTACTGCGTACCTCACTAGCGTTACCTTCGGTAACTTCTTGCGGCACAACCTTCGGGGTGTTCTTCTCTTTAAGTTTGGCTTCAAAGTATCTGATAAGACTTTCGTGGCAGGTCATTTCCATAATCTCATCATGCGTCAAACCAACCCACTTACCTTGCACCTTTTTCGTGACGTCACGAATATGGTCTTGCGGCTGCGCCAATGCTTCTCGCAGGTCATCCATAGCTTCTGAATAAACCCATCGTGCAGCTGAGTGTTCGTCCCTACGGTATGCGTCTTCTAAGGCTAATAAAGCTCCCTGCATGGCTGCTCGTTGTTGGTCGTTCATTTGTCGCTCCCAAGTGCTTTATTGCATAAATACAACACGTTATTTTCATCCAGCGCACCTTCTACGCTTGCCCATGTATGTATTACCTTGAGTGCTGTAACGCAGTCATCCTGCTTTACATAACCCCATGACGTAGCCAGACGCTTCTGGACAGACTTGCAGTTAAGGTTAGTCTCAGCTTCATAGTCTCTGCCAGCCTGAAAGCCTGTCATGTATGCTGTGGTCAATACATCTTCTTTGTAAAATTCTTCCTCTAGTAACGCAGCAAACCTATAGCGAGTAAATTGCTCATTGGCTTCTACGGACGCTTTTAATGCCTTTTGCCATAGAACATCTATGTCTTTTTTTTTCATACGTCACTCCACTTAGGGTTATATTCTCTGCCACGTTGCAGCTCCCATGTGTTTATGCCTTCTTCGATAATGTCAAATACATCTGTACCGTGTGCATATTGCAATTCTTCAGTATCGACATATTCAGTAAATTCACACAGAAAACGCATGGCTTTGGCATAACGTAATATAGGCTCTTGTGTTTGCATCATTTCAGCAATCGTAGTTTCGTGCTGTTTAACGATAGATAACAACAAGCCAGTCTGATCTAATTCATGTTGTGTATAAGTCATTCTTTGTCCCATAGTTGGCACGCTTCTTGCATATAGTAAACATATCTAAGTAGGATACATATAAGAGTAGGATACTTATATGAGGTTTACGTAGATATGAGGTTTATATAGATGTGTGTAGATAAACATATACTTCTAAAAACAAAAGTGTATAGAGTACGTATATGTCCTACGAATGTAGGACATTAGTACGATAGATATGTATACGACATAAATATGTGTCCATATATCGGAAAGTTATCCACAATTACGCATCTTTTTGGTCAGAAACGGGTAGTTCTACCTCAAACGATGGTTTGTTGTCAGTAGGAACAGCTCGCAAACGTGGTTTCTTGGCTTTCTGTGGCATTTCTACCACCTCACCCATACCATCACCTACCCACGGCTCTGATAATTCGTTGTAGCGCGATTCTAGCAATCGGTACATTGACAGAATCATCTTGCCTAGAGTTACAGGGTCAACAGATTGGAAAGCGGTA